CGCCACCGCTTTTCGGTTTAACCATTAAATCAGCAAGCCCAGAGCATCTAGCTTTCAGCTTGTACATTTCCATTCTCAACCGCCTCTAATTCCGCAATTTGTTCTTGACTAAACTCATAAGCCCCACTATCGCACAAGTCTTGTAGAGTAGTTTCACCGTTGATAATGCTTTGCTTGCAGTTGTTAAACGTTTCATCATCTACAACCGCTACAAATTCAGCATTTTGAATATTGTCGGCATAATTAAATTCTTGATTTTCCACGTCTTTAACTACCGCCTGATCAGCTAATACCGCTTGTTGCATTTCAACGGATAATGGAGCTTGCTTTGATAGCAGTAACTTCATTACAGTTTTTAATGCCATAGCTTCGAAATTGTCATGCCATACGCCAAACCCCTTTTTAAAGGTCTGACTGTATCGTTGAGCGTGTTTAACGATGTCGTCATGGCTCATATAAAGTTCAGCCGAGAAGTCATTCACAAGCTTGAAATAAGCGTAATATCCGATTGGATTTTCGTCTTTTTCAGGTTCTTGCTCCCAATCAAACTCAAAACCGTTGATAAAATCTTTTTTGAGGAGTTGTTTTTTATATACAGGCAAAGCGACCAATCTTTTAAATTGTCCAGAGCGTTGAGCGAGCTGAATAAAGCCTTTGTAACCAATTTGAAATTGGGCTTCTACTTTTCGCTCTTTGTTGTTCTTAAAAGGTACGATATAGGCAAAACCTAGTCCATTTTGAAGTGGTAGGTTAAGCGTTGCCGCCATACAAGCCGCATTAAAAATACTTGATGGCTCTGCGGTTCTAAGTAGTGCGTTACTGTTGGCAATCTGCATCACGCTTGTCGCAAATGTTGCCGAATTCTTCCCAATTAATTGCTCGACTTTCGTCTTAATAATCGGGTCATTAAAAAGCTCCCGAAGTGTTTTATGCTTAATGGGAGCTTTTACTTGCTGGTTGGCTTGTAGTTGGTTAGTCATTTTGTTTCACCTTTATTGGTTAATCATTAAGGATGTATCCATTTCTATAATCCTTTTCTAATTGCTCTAATCTATCTTCTGCCATAGCGGTCAAGATTTTAATTCGCATTTCTTCAAAATCATTACCGAGTGCGATAGCTTTCACAAAATCATCATCTTCAAATGCTTTTTCGCTAAACTTCCAGAGTTCTTCGCTATCACCATTTGAAATATCTTCTTCAATACACTCAATTTCACGCTCTACCGCCTCGTTATACGCATCTTCAGCGCAACATCTGCGGTCATAATCATCGAACGTTTTGCGTTCCCATTGTGCTTGTAAGCTTTCCATTTGACACACCTCTTATAATTTCGAAAAAGTTATTCACATCATCAAACTGAAAACCTTTAACTCGGCTACCGTTGATGATTAGCGTTTTAGGTTGCGGAATCTCGCCACGATATACCGCAGTCATAGCGGTTGCGTGATGAACGCCAAACATTTGTTTTAAATCCAAGAAGTTGAAGAAGTCTTTATCATCTTGTTTTGATTGCCTTTGATTTATGTAATTGGCAAATCTACCTAGAGACTTGGTCATTGATGGAGATAGGAATTTCCGTTTGCTAACAGATTTAGGGATTTTGATTTTCTTCTCTTTATCTTTAACTTTTGGCTTGTTATCGCCAATTAAGCGAAAGCGTGTTCCATACATAGCGTTGTAACGCTCAATATGTCTATTAATAAACATCACAGCGTTTTGCTTTGAGTGTTGTGGGTACGTTTTATGAATTAGGCGGCCATTAACGAAGAAAGATGCTTTAAATGCGCCATTCATCTCTTCCACATCAACTCTATAAGTCTTTTTTTCTTTCATCGTCTAATTCCTTTTGTTTTTGTTCTGTATAAGCTAGAGCCTCTTGTTTAGCTGACTCTGTTAGATTTGGTTGGTATTGCCCATTCTCGGCAATCCACTGTATGCGAGCTTGCTCACGCTCTAATGCAGTCGGTTCGCTTGCAAAACAATAGGAGATTCCGCCAATCAAAAAGGCGATAAACATCGCACAAGCAAGCTTTGCTAAAGGGCGTGTGATTTCTGCGAATACATCAGTAAACTTTTCCATTTTTTGTTTCCTTTTTAGTCGATTTAGTGAATTTCGGGTGTAAAAATCCGCCACACGATTTTTCAAAAGTGCGGTCGGATTTTCCGTTGTTTTAGAAGTCGATTTTTACGGCTTTTGGATTAAAGTCTCGCAAGTGTTGCAGTACACGCCAATTTGTCATTTGGTCGATGCCAAAATCACTTGTGATGCGGTTTAAAATTTGATTGGTAGAGCGTAGCACGCTTAAATATTCGTAAGCCTGTCCGTAGATTTGTGAACTCATATTTGAGCCTAAAACGTTGAAGGCTCTCTCAATATGTTGGAATGTACCTACGCCACGTTTGAAAGCGAACCATAACCAAGCAAGCTGTTGGAGTTCATATTCGGTAAATTCAAAGGTGAATTTCTCAGGTTCTGGCAAGGCAAGTTGTTGTGGTTGAAGTTGATATTTTCCTGTTTTACGAATCTGCGGCAAAACTTCTTTAGTTATCCAACGTTTTACTTTTTTAGCTTGCTCTAATTTTGAGCTCAAGACTAATGAATACATTCCGCTTTCATTCACGAAGAGAACTTGAGCACGTTTATTGATAGTATTCACGATCTCACGTTTCGTTAGGTCGTCAAAATCTACGTGATCTTTAATCGCTTTATGTGGATTTTTATATTGCAATAACTCTGCAAGCTGAGCTGCTCTAAAAAAGATTTCGTTGTTTTCTACGATGGTTTGAATAGGAGTGTTTTCAAAATTGAAGATAGTAAGATTTGACATATTGTAATCCTTGAGTATTTGTTTAAAACAAGCCACTTTCGACAGTGGCGTCGGGAGGTTCGAAAACCCGCTCAAGGAAAGGGCTGGACTTATTTCCCGAAGGTATTGTATTAGTCGCCCTCCCGACATAGTCAGGATTACGGATATAAAAAAATCGCCTTTGTGGCGATCAGTTGAACTATCCGCCTTGAGTTTTAGGTTTCGACACCTTGAGGCGAATAGTAGTATAAGAAATTATGGTTGTCAAACAGATTATTCAGTCTTAAAAAAATCCCCTAGAGCCCATCCTAATAAAAGCATCTAGGGGTACTAACCAATATAATAAGGTATTTTTTATTATGAAAAACGCTGTTTCCAGCTAGAGCCGCTCTCAACGTTTCAATCAGTTATTCAAGAAGATTGAGGTTTAATTCGCTATTTGAAAGCGGCTTTAGATGGAGGCTCTTTTGGGATTTGAACCCGTGCGTTATTTTCCAAAGTTGCATTAACTAATTCTATATCTGTGTATAGGGTGTCGGTTTCCACAACCAACTCAACAAAGAGCCATTTCAAAGCACACTTCTCTCTATCATTCGCAACGGTTTCACGTGCCGTTGTGTCTCTGTACTTCAAATGTGCTTTAGAATGGCGCCCTATACAAGATTCGAACTTGCAACCAATCGCTTAGAAGGCGATTGCTCTATCCGATTGAGCTAATAGGGCTTTACTATTCCCCACTGCGAATTGACTTTCTGTAACGTCAGTTTTTCACTGGTCTCATCTTTCAGTGGGAACTCCGTTTACTCTCATTATGTAGGGTAGGGCTTTTAATCTACACGACCGCATAATGCCGTTATGAGCAAACTTCTTGTAATCTGATTTTTAAAGAGCATCGAGATATTTGTTTATGTGCATCTCGTTTTGATGGGTGTATAATATAGCTAAAGTTTTATTATGTAAATAGCCTAAGTTGTATTTTTTATTAAAAATATATAGCTTTTTGTTTAAGTGGTTGTTTTTATTGGTGATAAATTTCGCAAAAAATTGTTTAATTGCTTATTTTTTAATCAATGAATATTTTGATTTGAGATTCTGATCACGGAATGCGTTCTACTTTCTTAGTAGAATGACCGCACTTTTTAATGGAGGTTATATGAAAAAATTACTTGTTGGCTTATGTCTTTTGCCTATTTTTGCTGTTGCGAATGAAACTGGGGAATCTTGCTCTAAGTTGGAAGATAGCGGCAAGCGTCTGGAATGTTATGATTCAGTGTTTTTGAAAAAAACAGATGTGGTAGATGAAAATAATGCTGTTCAATCCAAGTGGGAATATAAGCAAAATAAAGATGAATTACGAAATTCCGCCACTTATGAAGCAATGCTTTCTTCTAATAATGCGGTTTATTTTGGCTTTCCTTATGAAAGCTCATCTATGTATCTAACCTTGCGAAAAGATCCGAAATATGGCAATGATGTTATTTTTACCGTAAATGGGCAATTTAATAGTTGTTATGACGGTTGCAAGATCTCGGTTAAATTTGATGATAATAAACTCGAAACTTATCGGATGATTGGCTCTGACGATGGAAGTAGTAACACGATATTTATTGAAAACCCAAAATCTATGAAAACCTTTGTGGGTAAGCTAAAAAAATCGAAAAAATTGATTGTAGAGGCGAGTTTTTATGATCACGGAAAGGGGCAATTTACTTTTGATACACAAGGGTTAGAATGGAAATATTTCTAGTTATGAATTAATTCTATGATATGTCTCCAATATTAATGTTGAATACATAAAAAACCGCCATCAATTAGAATTGCTGTTCTTTTCATACGTTATAATAAGTAAAAACCCATAACAACCGTACAGATATTAAAAGTGGTCTGAGAGTTGCTATGGGTTCCGTCTTATTCCTATATATTATCGTTAGTTGATAAAAAGCTGTCAAGTGATTTATTTAAAATTTAACAGTGGTTAGAGGTTTACTGCCTCAATGTGAATAGTGCGGATAAATCTACCGATAAAATTAGCACTTTGGCAAATATCTTCTGATATATCTTGCGGATCGTAATTCTCTTTGTTGTCAGAGTGTAATCTATATCCACCACCAACTAGCTTTTGAATACGCTTAATAAACAATGATCCATCAATGGCAAAAGCATAGATGCCGTCACCGCTATAAGCATTTACTTTAGTGTCAAGGAACACGATGTCGCCCTTTCTAATTGTCGGCTCCATTGAATCTGTTGGCACGTTTACAAGGCAAATTCCATCTGCCGACTTCTTACCCACTAATTGAGAAATCCCCTCATCTGTCAAAAATAGACTAGAGATTATTTCAGGGTAATCAGAATTCTCAAATCCATTCAATCCTGCTGCTGCTCTTACATCATAGTAATCAATGCGGTGCTTGTGTAATAAATCAGGCTCACTGCTTATAAGCTGTTTATCAATACCGATGTTTTCTACAACAACATCATCACGACCGCCATTGCCAGTGCTTAACCAAGCAACGCTAACGCCAAGAGCAGAGGCAAGTTTCGCTATATGTATTGTGTTTCCGCCATTCTCAATCTTAGTGATTGAGTTCTGACTAATTCCAACTAGATCCCCAAGTTCCTTTTGAGTAATACCAAGCTCCATTCGTCTAGCTTTTACACGTTCGCCTAGAGTTTTCATTTTTGTACTCCTGTTATTTGTTGAGGATTGCGCAAAGTCTAAAACTAAAGTTTTAAAAAATCAAACAACTTTTTGTGTTTTAGCTATTTACAAATAAAAACTAAAGCTATAAAATATAGCTATAAGTTAAATTAAACAAAACAGAGGGCTATTGATGAACAAGGCAATTTTGAAAGCTATCAAGATTTTCAAATCTCAACAAGCATTAGCCGCAGCCTGTGGAGTTAGTCAGAACGCTGTTAGTAAATGGCTTAATGGCGGCTCAATCTCTTTGGAAAATGCTTTGAAAATCGAAAAAGCAACCAATGGAAAGGTAAAAGCGGAAATGTTTTCAAAAGAGTTTTCTAGTTTGTTAGCTAGAAATTAGGCGACAAAAAAAGCCCCTGCGGGAACAGAGGCTTTGATTAAGTCGTATGTAAACCTTTATCAGTCGGAGGACATCAAAAGATGGCTAAATTATCACCTAAATTTAATGAAAACGCAAATGAAAGTTCAAGCAAAACTCAAAAAGCGTTAATCCTTAAAGCCTTACAACAAGGCGACCGCTTAACTCATTTAGATGCGGAAAAACGTTTTAATTGCTTACGTCTTGGAGCAAGAATTTATGACCTAAAACAACAGGGTCACAAAATCGAAAGACGAATGATTGTAGTGCCTAGCGGCAAATGCGTTGCTGAATACAGATTGGTGGCTTGATATGAAAAGATTATTCTCACCAGAATTTGTGGCCAGATTAGACGATAGAGAACGAATTCTAGCATACGAAGCAGTTAAAAGAGAGCTAAGAGAGCGAAACGCAAGCCAAGAAGAATACGACAGAGTAACAGATCAAGCGATTGAGGAATTGGAAATATGAGTATGAGATTAATGGTTCAAGCCATGAACTGCGAAGTTGGAAATCCAGCTAGAAAACTTGTGCTTTTAAAACTTGCCGACAACGCTAACGATGACGGAGTTTGTTTCCCTAGTTATCAATACATTGCCGACAAATGCGAAATGTCAAAACGTAGTGCTATTAGTCATATTGATGATTTAATCAAAATGGGATTTGTCAGCAAAAAAGCACGCAAAAATAAAGATGGTTCAAGTACAAATTTATACATTTTACACCTAACAAATGGTAGTGAAAATTCTGCACTAAGGGGTGAAAAATTTGCACTGGGTAGTGAAAATTCTGCACTAGGGGGTAGTGAAAATTCTGCACCCATAACCAGTCACTCTTTTAACCTATCAATTAACCGTGTATCTGACGATGAAATTTCTGCTAACGCAGAACACGCTGACGAAAAAACAAAAACATCTAAGCGTGAAAAAATATCAGTTGATTATCAAGGAGTGATGAATGCTTGGAATGAAGTGTTTAATGGCTCACCAATCCACTTGTTAAAAACATTAAGCCCTGAAAGAAAAAAAGCGATTCTCAAAGTGGCAAAGACAATGCTAGAAACAAAAGATGTTGAAAGTTGTTCTGTTGAAGTGTTTAAAGAGTACTTCAAAGATTTTCTAAACCAAGCAAACAGTCGAGCTAATAAGTTTTTCTTTGGTGGACTAGATGGGAACGGTTGGGTAGCGAAGTTTAAATACATTATGCGACCAGAAACATTCTTAAACACTTTCGAGGATTCATTATGATTAACACAACTGACAACACAACGTACAACCTAGAATACGGACTAATCAGCTCAATGCTAGCGACTGGATTAACTGCTCAAGCTCGTGAAGTGATTAGCTGGCTAGAACCAGAAATGTTTGCTACATACAATCTAGGTGCTTTATACGCAAACATTCGCAAACAAGCTCGTAAACACGATTTAATCGACTTCCTGTTACTTTCTCAAGACTATGGCGAAAACCTAGCAACGTTAGCAGAAATGGCAAATAAAGCGACTTACGGTGGAAACCTTTTAGGTTATGCGAAAAAAATTCACTCTTCTTGGGTAAATCGTTCGGCCCAACAAACTATGCTAAAACTTGCTGGAGAAATGTCACAAGCTCGAAACGAAAGCCAAGTGAATGAATTGACTCAAAAAGCGTTAAATCAAATTCAAAAGCTCCTTGTCAGCAAAACAGAAATCAAACCTGTGGCAATGGGTGAATTAATGGATTCTTACATTGACGTACTAGAAAAACGCTCACAAAGCGATTTTAAAGAGCGTTTACTTTACACAGGCATTGAGGCAGTGGATAACATTCTTGGCGGAATCAATTCTACTGACATCGTAGTGGTTGCAGGTCGTCCGGGTACAGGTAAAACAGAATTCAGTCTAACACTCACACGAAACATCGCTAAGAGCAACGGTTCAGTATTGTTTTTCAGCCTTGAAATGGGGAATTTCCAACTAATCGACCGCTTATTAAGTGCGACTGGTGGTGTTGGTGTTAAAAAACTCCGTAACCCTCAAGATTTAGATGATTTAGATTACAACCGTTTAACCAACGCAATCAGCGATATTCGTGAGCAAAAAATTTACTTCGTTGACCGTGGCGGTTTATCAGCAGATGAAATCTGTGCGATTACAGAAAGACACTTGAGCGAAGTAGGCAGTCTATCCGCAATCGTGATTGATTATTTAGGCTTAATGGATCACAAACAAGCAAATAACATCAACTTAACTCAAGCTATCGCAAACTCAATGAGCAAGCTCAAAACGTTTAGCAAGAATTTCAATATCCCGATTATTTTACTTTGTCAGCTTAATCGTGAAGTGGACAGTAGAGCAGTTAAACGTCCAGCAAACTCTGATTTAAGAGATTCAGGTTCAATCGAACAAGATGCAAGTCAAATTATTATGCTTTACCGTGAGGGTGCCTATAAAGCCAATACAGATAATCCGTATTCAGAAGCCATCATCACTAAAAACCGCTTTGGCGAATTAGGCACTGCGTATATGAGATTTGATAAAGGTCATTTTGTTGATTGCGACCAAGCAAAAGCTTATCAAGATTTAAACGAAAAACCGCAACAAGCACCGAAAAGCTATGCGAAAAGTTACGGTAAAGGGGCGATTCAGTAATGGATAAGAAACAATTCTTTCTACGCTCAAACCAAGTGCGGTTGAATTGTATTGAATTCATCAAAGAGCTGCCAACGGACGACAAAAATCCGCTGGTGGTAAAAATCCAACCGATGACACGCTCACTTGAACAGAATTCAAAGCTGCACGCACTACTAAGCGATATTAGCAAGAACGCAACATGGAATGGCGAAAAACTAGATGTTTATGCTTGGAAAAATTTATTAGTTAGCGCGCATTCTATAGCCACTGGCGGCCCATCAAAGATTGTGAGTGGTATTGAGGGTGAGTTAGTAAATATTAGAGAGCGCACGTCAAAAATGAGCAGTAGAAGATTATCTAGTTTAATTGATTATATATTGGCGTTTTGCGCAGGAAATGGCATTGAAATTAAGGATTTAACATGAATATAAAAGCGGACGAGTTAAGAAAAATAATTAAATATGACCTTGATACTGGGGATATGTATTGGCTACCAAGAGATAGATCGTATTTTAATAGTGATAAACAGATGAAATCTTGGAATGCTAGATTTGCAGGGAAGAAGATAAGTTCCGTCAATAATACCGGTTATGTTCGATTGATAATAAATAATAAAAGAGTGTTAGCTCATCGTATGGCATGGCTCTATGTTTATGGGGAGGAGCCTGATGGAATAATCGATCACATAAATGGAGTAAAAACTGATAACCGTATTAGTAATCTCAGAATAGTGGATAGAGTTAAGAACGGTCAGAATCGAGGATTATTGGGTAACGGTAAATACAGTAAGTATATAGGGGTAAGCAAAAATAAAAGAACCGGTAATTTTATTGCATCTATACGTACAAAGTCTAAGACCATACATATAGGGACATTTAAAACAGAAAATGAAGCAAGAATTGCTTACATGGCCGAGAAAAAACTAATGCACCATGGGTATAGAGATTATAACAACTTTACCAACGAAGAAAAAAATTATTTAGAAAATAAAGCCAACAGAAGCAAGTATCTAACCAAGGATAACAATTGCCTCGGAGTGACTAAAATAATAAAAACAGGAAAGTGGAGGGTTGTCGTAAATAAAGGCAACAAACGCTACCACATCGGAGTTTATGCCGATTTTCTTGATGCTGTTGCTGCTAGATTTTCAGCTGGAAAATTGCTTGAAATTCAATGATGGCTGGAGGCACTAGATGAGAGAAGAAATAGCCTTAGCAGTAGTTCTCTTTGTGGTGGTGTTTGTGATTATTTGTTTTGTTGAGGGTGCTGATGATGAATGAGAAAGAGTTAAAGATTTTGATTATAGCTTACGCCTGTGTAGTTATCGGGACAATCTTAATCACTGGTAAATGGTGGTAGATATGAGCAAACCTAAGGAACACAAATGCAAAGTATGCGGTTGTTACTTTGTAAAAACAATAAGCTCAACACAGAAAGTCTGCTCACCAAGATGTGCGATTATCCTTTCAAAAGAGCAAGCAAAAAAGAAACGAGAGAAAGCAGAAAAAGCTCAATTAAAAGAGCGGAAAAAAAAACTACTAGAAAACGATAGAGGTCATTGGCTGAAAGCACTCCAAAAAGAAGTGAATAAGTTTATCCGATTAAGAGACAAGGGTCAGCCTTGTATTGCTTGCGGTGCAGTATGGAAACCTAGTTTTCAAGCCTCACACTTTATTCCACAAGGCAGAAGTTCATTCCTAAGATTTGACGAGAGAAACATTCATTCTGGCTGTATTAGATGCAATCTCTTTGTAGGCGGCGGAAATATACACGGATATAGACCAAGACTAGTTGAGAAGATTGGCGAACAAGAAGTTCAGTGGTTAGAAGAAAATCAACATCGAATTAAGAAATGGGAAATATCCGAGCTTAAAGAATTAATCAATGTTTACAGAGCGAAAATTAAGGAACTAGAGAATGAATAAATTCAGCGAACTACCAGAACTAGATTATGACCAAGTGCAATTCGTTGATAACAGAATGTATTCTTGGGGTGGCTGGATTAACAGCGGAAGATTGGATAAACCAGAGCTAAACATTCTCTATAAGCTTATGAAAAGCGTAGAGCCTAGAGATGAGCCAAGCAGTGCAATTTGCGATGATGAGTTAGGAATGATGATTAGTGAACAGATTGAAATGTTCTTCAAGAAATACGATGAGCGGATGCATTTTATTCTTTTCTCGTATTACGTTCACAAATCAACATCAAACAAGATTGCAGTGAAGTTAAGAGAGCGTGAAGAACCTCAATATATGCAGCCTTGCAATGGTAAACGAGACATTAGAATTCCTTGCCTAAAAACCTGTAAGCGTAGAGTGGAAAAAGATTTAGCCTTAATGAAAGCGATTATCTACGACATTCTAATCAAGATTGAAGTTAAATTAGCAATAGAGAGCGAGAAAAGAAAAAATATTAAAAAAATTCGATTTATATATTGACATACTTGTCAACTTGTCCTATCATATTCATATACGGTGGTCGTAGTGTAAGTATCGAACACCGAAATAAATTCAACAACACCCTGATCGGAAACGGTCGGGGTTTTTTATTGCACGAAATTTATGAGTAACCAATGCAAGATAACGGATCGCCTAACAATGGCATTGACATCATAGCAACGGTTATTTCTCTCGCATTTTCAGGTTTAGGCGGTGTGGTTAAGTATATCACCGCAACACAATCAGCAGGCTCGCCTGTAAAAGTATCTTCCGTAGTCTCTAGCTTTCTAGTAGGGGCTTTCAGTGGAATGGTTGTAGCGTTTTTCTTAATGTCTCAAAGTATCGACACTTTAATGATTATCTCAATCGCTGGAGCGTTTGGGTATTTTGGAGTCCCTGCTTTATGGGGTTTGCTTAGAGTTTTCTTCCGTCAAATCGGTGGTTCGGTTGATGATTTAAATCCTAACTACTCAATGAAAGACATTGAAAGAGAAACAAGCAGAAAACGCTCAATTCGTTACGATGACGAAATTCCAACTAATGACAACGAGGAAGATATTTTAATCGATGGCACGGAAAACCAAGATGATGATATGAGACCAAGAGGAAAATGGAATGGGTAGAGAAAGAGCCGCAAGATTAGGAATTGCACTCGATAGAGTATTTGCCTGTTTCTTATTCGCAGGCTGTATAGGTTTGTCGGTGCAGATTTATAGCCAGAACAAGAGTTTGGAGCTGTTACAGGATAAGTACGACCAGACAGTACAGTTAGCAGAAGAGCGAACGAAACGGATTGATGCTCTTCGGGATATGGTAAGCGACAGAAATGACAGAATTGAATTCTTGCTTAAAGAACAAGCAAAGGAGCGTAAGCGAAATGAAGATAAGCTGGATGGGATTAGTAAGATTGTTCTTTCAAGTAAATGTGTTCGTAGCGATGGTGTTAGTCGTGCTGTTATCGACAGGCTGCTTAAATCCGAGTAAGCCAGTTGAGAAGATTAAGATTATCCGAGTAACCATTCCAGACAATCTTTTAGTGACTTGTCCTAAACCAACATTAAATGGTGAGAAATCTTCTGATGTTGCTGTTTACGCTGTAAAGGTAACAGACCAATTAAAAATTTGTAACAGTCGGATTACACAAATTAAAAACCTAGTGAATGACTATGAACACGAAATAGAGCAAGACACTCACAGTGAATATCAATCGTTAGGCTTTGAGAAAGATAAGGGCGACCGTAACGACAAAGGTCGAAACAATGACAAGGGTAGAGGACGATAAAATGTTAATTTCCGAAACGGTATTCAATAGAGTTTTCCCAAGAGCGATTGATGGAATGTATCAAGCGATTGATAAACACATTGAGTTGGCAGGTTGTTTCAATAAGCAACAACAGGCGATGTTCTTAGCTCAATGCGGACACGAGACAGCAGGGTTCACAACATTGAGCGAAAACTTAAATTATTCAGCCGATGGATTAATGAGAGTTTTCCGTAAGTATTTCCCTAATCCTAATATCGCTCGTCAGTATGAACGCAAACCAGAAAAGATTGCGAGCCGAGTATATGCCAATCGATTGGGTAACGGGCCAGAAGAAACGATGGACGGTTGGAATTATCGTGGTCGTGGTTTAATTCAAATCACTGGCAAAGACAACTATATCCGATTTGCTCGTTGGCTAGGCGATACGATCAACCCTAAAGAAGTATCAAACAACTTGGAGTTAGCTGTTAAGGCTGCGGTGTGGTACTGGATATTCAATGAGCTTGCATCACTTGATTCTGTTCAAAAGGTAACAATCCGAATTAACGGTGGTACAAACGGATTAGATGAACGTTGTCGATTATTCCGTGCGTTAATGGTGGATTAATTATGAACAGATTAATTCTGATTTTTCTAGCGGTAGCAGTTAGCCTGTGCGGTTGGATTTGGTTTCAACACGGAACAATAAATGACTTAAAAGCCAAAAACCAAACACAGGCTAACCTTATCGCAGAACAAGAAAAGGTTAATCAATCATTGAAAGATACGATTGAGATAGAACGCCAAGCGGTAGAACAGCAGAGAGTAATCCACGATGAAATCAAACAAGCAACACAAGACAAAGTTCAAGTTGTCAGAAAGATTATTAAATCACAGCCTTGTTATAACACTCGCATCTATGACGATGCTATTGAGCGGTTGCACTAATAAGGTGACAACAAAGACGGAGTATATATATCCGCCTCAAGCATTTCTAATGCCTTGTGTGAAAACTCCATTCACCGGCAGTACATACGGTGAGGCGGTTGAGCATTTAATCATAGTGCAAGGTGAGCGTGATATGTGCGCTAGTCAAATCACAAATATTAACAAGTGGATTGAGAACAGTAAGGCAGGTAAATAATGGAAGTTGGAAATATTGTAAAACTCCGTAATGGAACATTATGTGATGTAGTTTATGAAACACAATTCGGTAAATGGTTATTGGTCGAAAAGACCGAAACAGAAGAGCCGCCATTTAGTCACTGGCATAATGCCAACGGTACATTCTATGCTGATGATGAAAGTCAGTTAGATGTCATTGAGGTGATTGAATGATTGGCGGTGATAACTGCGGTTGAATGAATTGTGATTGTAAGGTTTACATCATAACAAGACAAACAAAGGTGAGTTGAATAGCTCGCCTTTTTTATTTTAAATGATTGATTTTAAAAATTAAAAGGTACTCCTGAGGGGATACCCCTTTCCACGGGGTTTCGGGCGCGCGGTTTTCGACAGTTTTTTGACATCTTAGGCATCATCATCTTTTTTACTTTTTAGGCATTTTTACGGTCTCGGTATGGATAATTTATTCGATTTAAAACTCAATATAAATCAGATTGCCGAACTTGTCGGGATGCACCGTCAGACCGTATCACAACGGGTCGCAGGACTTACACCTGCTATCGGCAGTAACTCAAAATTAAAGTTATACGCAATATCTGATTTAATCAAAATCGGGCTTGCCGAAAAAATGACGGCAGATGTTGATAGTTTGTCACCTGTTGAGAGACGGGCATTTTGGCAGGCGGAGAACGAAAGACTTAAATATGAGCGCGACACTGGAGAGCTAGTACCCGCTTTTGAGGTTGCTCAAGAGATGAGTTTTTTTGCTAAGGCTGTAGTGCAATCACTTGATACTTTGCCAGATATTTTAGAGCGAGATTGTGGATTAACTCCGTCACAATTAACCCGTGTAATACAGGTAATTGATGATGTTAAATCGCAAATGTCATCACATGTACAGACTGGTGATGATAAATCAGAGGAGCAATAATGTTTGCATCAGCTAAAGATATTAGACGAGATATTGCAAATCTGCTTAAACCGCCACGCCGAATGAAAGTATCCGAGGCTGTCGCAGATTATATGCGCGTCCCTGTTGGGGGTGGCAACTCTGTTAAATGGGATAAAGACACAGCGCCTTACATTATTGAGCCAATGGATTGTTTAAACTCGCGAGAATATGACGCTGTCGTTTTTGTTGGTCCTGCCCGTACAGGTAAAACAGTTGGATTGATTGATGGTTGGATTACTTATGCGATTATTTGCGATCCGTCAGATTTCCTCTTGGTGCAACTTACACAAGAGAAAGCCAGTGAGCATAGCCGTAAACGTTTAGACCGCACTTTTAGATGCTCGCCTGAGATTGCAAAAAGATTAAGCCCCCGTAAAAACGATAACAATGTACATGACAAATATTTTAGAGCTGGCAACCTGTTAAAAATAGGCTGGCCATCTATCAACGTATTATCATCATCAGACTATAAATACGTTGCGCTAACTGATTACGACCGCTGGCCAGATGATGTGGACGGTGAGGGCGACGGCTTTAGTTTAGCGTCCAAGCGTACAACGACATTTATGAGTGCAGGCATGACACTTGTAGAGAGTTCTCCAGGCAAGGATATTGTTGATATAAAACATCATCCAAAAACTACTCACGAGGCACCGCCAACAACTGGGATTTTATCTTTATATAATCGCGGGGATAGACGCAGATTTTATTGGCAATGTCCGCATTGCAAAGAGTGGTTTGAGCCATCAATGGCAAATATGGTCGGTTATCGAGATGATACCGACTATGTTAAGGCAAGCGAAAACGCTAGATTGCAATGCCCACACTGTCAATCTTTCGTAGATCCTGACAAGAAACGCGCACTGAATATCGGTGGCAAGTGGTTAAAAGAGGGACAAACGATAGATAAAGACGGTGTGATACATGGAGAGGGAAGAAACTCTCGTATTGCATCATTTTGGTTAGAAGGACCTGCAGCCGCTTATCAAACATGGGCGCAATTAACTTATAAATTACTCACTGCTGAGCACGAATTTGAGATGACCGGCAGTGAGGAGACCTTAAAGGCAGTAACAAATACTGACTGGGGATTGCCTTATTTACCACGCTCCGCACTTGAGCAACGCCGAAGTGATGAGCTAATGGAGCGGCGAGAAGATACAGAAAAAAGAACGGTGCCTTTTGGGTGCCGTTTTTTATTGGCTGCAGTTGATGTACAGGGTGGGCGGAACCGTCGCTTTGTAGTCCAAATTGTGGGCTATGGCGAAAACAGCGAACGATGGCTCATTGATAGATACAACATTAAATCATCAATGCGGAGCAATGCCGATGGAGAAAGTCTCCCGATTGACCCGTCCGCCTACCCTGAGGACTGGGATTTGCTCATTAGTGATGTGCTTAATAAGCAATATCGCGTTGAGGGATTGGATGGAGGATTTATGCCAATCCTTGCAATGGCTGTGGATAGCGGCGGTGAGGACGGTGTAACAGACAACGCTTATAAGTTCTGGCGTAGATGCAAACGAGATGGATTATCTAAACGCGTCTATCTCGTTAAAGGTGATAGCACCAAGCGTCAAAAACTTATTACGCGCACTTATCCTGATAATACATCTCGATCAGACAGGCACGCTAAGGCGCGCGGTGATGTGCCGTTGTATTTACTCCAAACAGATCAGCTCAAAGATCGCGTTAGTAACGCATTAAGTCGTGAGACTGTCGGCGCTAACTATATCCATTTTCCATCGTGGATTGGCGAATGGTTTTTTGATGAGCTGACCTATGAGGAGCGCGGACAAGACGGTAAGTGGCGCAAACCAGGTAAAGGCAATAATGAGGCGTTTGACTTATTTTGTTATGCCCATGCAATCGCTATTTTGCGCGGTTATGAGCGTATTAAGTGGGGCGATGAGGATAACGTCCCTTATTGGGCAAAACTCCCACACCTAAACCCAGAGGTAATCCGAAAAGAAACAGCCGCACAGGAAGAAGAAACAGAAAGTGCGGTAGAGATTGAACAAGTAAAATCGCAACCGAAAACCAAAACAAAAAGTAATTGGCTAAACGGTGGCGCAGGCAAGAAAAAAGGTGGGTGGCTGTGATTTACGATAAAGACGAGCTCGAAGAAAAGATCAAAGCGCTTGATGAAAAAATCGAAAACGCCCAGAGCCAAGTTAGCTTTAATGGGCGATCGGTATCTTATCAAGTGTCAGAATGGACAAAACAACGTGACCGCTATCAACAAATGCTTAATGAGTTATTAGCGGAAACAAGACAGCACGTTAAACGCCACAGAATCAAATATGCGAGATTTTAAACGATGGGAATATTAGATAAAACGATTGCCGCAATCTCGCCTAAATGGGGCGCACAGCGAGCAAAAAGTCGTTATGTGATGAATGCGTATGAGGCGGCTATGCCAAGCCGTACACATAAAGCAAAACGCGAAAGCCAAGGTGCGAACATATCAACAAAACAAAGCGCGGTAAGTTTGCGAGAGCAGGCTCGGGCATTAGACCAAAATCACGATATTGTGATTGGAATCCTTGACAAGATGGAAGAGCGTGTCATTGGCTCACGAGGAATCCATATTGAACCGCAGCCGCTAAATTTAAGTGGTGATGTTGACGAGGAGTTAGCAGAGCAAATCCGAAAAAAATGGGCGGAATGGTCTGTTAGACCTGAAGTTACCGGACAATTTACCCGACCAGAATTGGAGCGGATGTTGTTGCGCACTTGGTTACGAGATGGCGAGGTATTTATCCAACTTGTGCGTGGATCTGTAGCGGGGCTAACTCATAGCACAGGTATTGCATTTAGCCTTGAGGCGTTAGAGCCTGACTTTGTGCCTATGTGGCAATCAGATACTGCAAATGTAATCCAAGGCATAGAGATTAACGCTTGGCGCCGCCCTGTGTCTTACCGTGTTTACATGGACAACCCACAGGAAAATAACCGCACTTACGGGCGAGTTAAATCAGTGCCGGCAGAAAATATGCTGCACCTTGCGTTTAAAAAACGACTTCACCAGTTGCGTGGTGTATCGATGTTGCACGGTGTAATTGTCCGCCTTGCCGACCTCAAAGATTACGAGGAAAGCGAACGAGTAGCCGCGAGAATTGCCGCCGCCTTTACGATGTACATCAAAAAAGGTGATGCCGCACTCTACGGAGATAATGATGATTATGGTGCAGACAGTCCGGAGCGAGATTTTGAGATTGCTCCAGGTGCAATCATTGATGATTTAAAACCTGGCGAAGATATCGGTTTGATTAACTCGAACCGTCCAAATGTAAATCTCGAAACATTTAGAAACGGTCAATTAAGAGCAACGGCGGCTGGTACTCGATCCAGTTACTCAAGCATTGCCCGTGACTATAACGGCACCTACTCAAGCCAAAGACAAGAATTAGTTGAAAGTTTTGAGGGGTACGCGGTTTTACAGGATACCTTTGTCGCCCATATATCCCGTCCGATTTACCGCGAATGGTTAAAAATGGCGATTGTCAGCGGTGAAATTGAGGTGCCAGTCGATATCGATCCAGCGTCACTTTATAACGCTGTTTACAGTGGACCTGTGATGCCATGGATTGATCCGACAAAAGAGGCGCAAGCGTGGAAAGAGCGCATCAAAGGTGGATTAGCAACCGAAAGTCAAGCGGTACGGGCAAGCGGAAGCAACCCAGCAGAAGTTAAACGCAGACGAAGAGTTGAGGTTGAGGAAAACCGCAAATTTGGTCTCAAGTTTGACACAGATTTAACTAACACAGGTACGACAAATGAAAAAGCAAAAGATGATTCTGTCTCCAGTGGCGATGGCAGCGAGCGCGACAAAGACGAATAACCAGTCTTGGTACTCAATCAAAGCCAAAGCCAACGATACGGCAGAGATCTCAATTTACGATGAGATCGGATTTTGGGGTGTATCTGCGGCGAGCTTTGCGCAGGACTTAAAAGACTGCGGCAACAATCTCAAGCAGATTAACTTACATATTCACTCCCCAGGTGGTGATGTTTTTGACGGAATCGCCATTTATAACTTGCTAAAAAATCATCCTGCCAATGTGACAGTTTACATTGACGGTTTGGCTGCAAGTATGGCGAGCGTTATTGCAATGGCTGGCAATGAGGTAATCATGCCTGAAAACGCAATGATGATGATCCACAAGCCTTGGGGAATCCAAGGTGGCGATGCAGAGGATATGCGCAAGTATGCAGACCTATTAGACAAGGTCGAAAATACGCTAATCCCTGCTTACGCAAGCAAAACAGGGAAAACACCAGAAGAATTAGCAGAAATGCTATCGGCGGAAACTTGGCTTAACGGTAAAGAATGCGTTGAACAAGGATTTGCTGACAAATTAGCCGAACCACTTGTGGCGATGGCGTCTATTAAATCACGAAAATTAGAGGACTTTGAAAATATGCCAAAAGCAATGAAAGACATGTTGTTTAAGCCACAAGGCAACGCTGGTACAAATCCAGCATCACAAACAACACCAACTGAGCAATCAGCGCCAGTAAATCAAAATCAAACTCAAACTGTGACAGTAGATAATACTGCGCAAGTGCAAGCTGAATTAAATAAACGCAATTCTGACATTAAAGCAGTATTTGCGCCGTTTGGTACTACGCACAATGATTTGCTAGTTGAGTGCTTAGGTGACTTGAGTGTTACTGCAGAGCAAGCAAAAGACAAATTACTTGCAAAACTTGGTGCTGGTACAACCCCAAGCGCAGCCGCAACTCCTTATGCTGGTAACGGTAACATCGTTGGCGATAGCGTTAAACAATCATTATTAGCTCGCGCAGGTATTGATAAAGATCAATCAAATACAAAAGCTAACGCATATAGCGGTATGAGCTTGCGCGAATTAGCTCGAGCATCACTTGCAGATCGTGGCGTTAGCGTTGCTGGTCAAAATGCAATGGGTATTGTTGGTTTAGCATTTACACATTCAAGCTCTGACTTCGGTCAAATCTTAATTGATGTGGCTCACAAATCACTATTAAAAGGTTGGGAAAGCGCGGTAGAAGATTATGAAAAATTCACTACTCGCGGCACATTGACAGATTTCCGCGCGACTAAACGCGTTGGTCTTGGTGTCTTTAGCTCTCTTCCTGAAGTTGGCGAAGGTGAAGAATACAGTTATGGCAAGATTGGTGATGAGGGTGCGAATGTAGCGCTTGCAACATACGGCCAATTATTCTCAATCACCCGTCAAGCCATCTTGAACGATGATATGCACCTTTTAACTAAAATCCCTGAAAAAATGGGGCAAGCGGCAAAAGCGACCATCGCTAAATTAGTATTCGCACTATTAACTGGTAACGCTATTGCTCAAGATGGTAAAAAATTATTTGATTCCTCACACAACAATGCATTCAACAATGCTGCACTAGACATCGCAAATATTGATAAAGCTATTCAGATGATGAATGGTTTCGTTGATGCAAGTGGTCAGCCTTTAGCTATCGAGCCTGAATTCTTGTTAGCGCCAACATCTTTATATACTCGTGCTAAACAATTATTAGGCTCTACAAGCGTAGAGGGTGCGGATATGAATTCAGGCATCATCAATCCGTTACAAGGCGTTGTTGATCCGGTTAAATCTGCTCGTTTACAAATTGCAAATCCGAAAGAATGGTACTTGATCAACAAAGAGGCGATTGAAGTTTCATACCTTGATGGCATTGATACTCCATACATCGAACAACAACAAGGCTTTACTGTTGATGGTGTAGCGACAAAAGTTCGCATTGATGCAGGTGTGAACGTGATCGACTATCGCGGCATCGTTAAAGTTACAAACAAGTAACTTGGAATCCATTAAATAGTAACCGCACTTTTTAACAATGTGCGGTTTTTTATTAAACAAATCATAGGATTAATTGAATATGGCTAAAAATTATGTACAAGATGGCAATACAGTACGCTTTACCGCTACCGCTGCCATGAAGAGCGGTGATGTTGCAGTGCTCGAAAATCTTGCAGTTGTTGCAGTATCTGACGTTGCTCAAGGTGGTGTAGGCGTTGGTTTAACTACTGGTGTATTTACCGTTAAAGCAAAAGCGGCAGATGACATTAAACAAGGTGCGATCGTTTATTGGTCTGCGGCTGATGGTGCAACAACTACCGCAGGTAGTAATAAACGCTTAGGTGTTGCGTGGCGCGCAAGCGGTGCATCTGTGGAAACCGTAGATGTCAAGATCAACGCTTAGTCCATTTGATGTAGCAATCGCACAGGCGGACAAAGTCATATCAGATGTGATGATGTCCGTCTATGTCATCAATGGCAAAAAATACAAAGCGGTGCTTGATGAGACGCCAAAGGTGATGGGTGGAAATTATAGCGATGATTACTTAATCAACGGTACGACTCGCACGCTAACACTTTTTCGTTCTTCTGGCTATAAACCGAAACTTGGCGATGTTATCACAGCATTTAATGTGAAATATGTCGTCCGTGGTTTTAGTTTTGAGGATGGCAAGATTGTATTGCAGTTGGAGTAAATGTGACGTCTAAGATCGAGGGATTGGCGATATTACAGGCTAATTTTGAAAAATTAGCTAGTCAATCTGTACCTAAATGTGTGGCTAAAAGCATTAATAAAGTAGCGCGAAATGCTATTAAAAACGGAACAAAAGCCGTATCAAAAGAGGTTAAAGCGCCAGTAAAATTAATTAAAAAGCGAGTCCAGCTAACTAAAAAAGCCACACTTCGGAGACCTGTTGCAAAGATACGTGTAAACCGTGGAAACTTGCCTTTAATTCGGTTGCTAGAAAGCTCTAGATATCGGATTCATATAGGACTAGGGCAGGTTAAAATCGGGCAACATAGAGTCCAGAGAGGTTTTATTCAAACACTCTCAAGCGGACGAAAGCAGGTGATGCAGCGCAGAGGGAAATCTCGCTATCCTATTGATGTGGTAAAAATACCGCTTGCCACACCCTTAACCAATGCATTTAACCGCGAACTGAAGAATTATTCAGATCAGGTGAAAGTTGAACTATCGAAAGAATTGAGCGCTGTTTTTCGAAAATAAGGAGGATGCGGTGAAAATCCATAAAAAAATTAGACATCAAATTTTTAATTTACTCAATACTAACATTATAGGTGTTGAGAATTATTATTCGGGTCGCCCTTTGTTTATTGATATAGATCAAGAGACATCGGCAATTGCGATATCTATTGATGATATCTCTTGTGAGCAAATAAATCTTTGCCACCGCGAATATACTGCAACCTTGAACATCTCAACCTACCTAAAAACCGCTGCAGGCGATGATGAGCTAGACGATATCGCTGAGCAAATTAAACAACGACTGGATAGCGCTATAGCGAGTGATGAGCTAGCGGAAACTATCCAAGAAATTGATTTAATGAGCTATGAATATGAGCAAGACACAACAAATCGCACCTGGTTTGTCTCCAGCCTTAAATACCAAATTAAATACGAGGACTAAATATGGCAACACAAACAACCCCTTTCCAAGGGACTAAGTTTTACTTAGGCGTTGGCTACGATACAGAGAAAGCTATTTCAAACTGTACTGTTACGCCAAACGCCACAATCACCGCAACAGGCAACGGCTTAAAAGCTGGTGATTTTATCCGAATCACAGGTTTAGGCGCATTAGACGGCTGCTATCCTGTTAAATCCGTTTCTACTGATACCGTAACGCTTGCCGATGAAGTGGATTGGAAAGGTTTTGATAAACCGACATCATTCACTAATGCAAAAGTTTCAAAAATCCAACTATCAAGCAATTTCTGTGCGATTAAACAGATTGATGGTGATGGCGATACATTGGGTGAGACAGACATTACTACAATGTGTTCAGAGGGTACGGAAACAGAAGCAGGCGAAATTGAATACGGTTCAATTAAGCTCTCTTTCTATTACGCACCGGCAACGGACATGCAAAAAGATTTGCGTAAAAAATTCTACGACAAAGAAACATTCCCTTGGCTGATGATTCTTAAAAACAATCAAGGTGCTTTATATGGCACAGGATTTATTCAAACATCACCTAACTTTAGCGGTGAAGTAAAAGGTAAATTTGAATCAGGTGTAACCATTAAAAAAGCGAAACGTGATTATTTTTTACCTACAACAGCGTAAATAACAAAGCCGAGAGTTAATCCTCTCGGTTTTCTTTTTCTAAGGCGGAACGAATGAATTTAAGAGATAAACTTTTATCACACAAACCAAAAGTTAAACCAGTGGAAATTTTAGGTGATACCTATTACATCCGTGAGTTTACCGTTGGCGAAATGAACAAAGCCTTATATGGACAACAGCAAGAATTAGTTCGCATTGCTGAAAGTCAAGGTATTACACTTGATTTTAGTGATGAAGATATCCTAACCGAGCAATTAGCCAAAGTTTACGATAAGCACAAATTAACTCGCACAATCGCAATGCGTTTATGTGATGAAAATGGTGTAAACCTATTTAATGCCGAAGATGAGAGCGATTTAGAGCAATTAGCACAGTTAGACAAAGCGGTTATTGAGCAACTTAACCAAGCCATTATGGACGGTGAACCAAAAAACTCACCAGCCGAAGAAAGTTCCAAATAAACCTGTCGCTTTCTCTCGGGAAGACGCTAGAAGAAATTGAGCAGATGCCTGAAAGTCATTTACAGGAATACCGCCTATTTTACAAAGAGCAACCGTTCGGATTGTGGCGTGATGATTATCGTTCGGCTCAAATTTCGCACGTTTTAGCAATGGTAAATCGTGATCCGAAAGGCAAACCGCCAGAGCTATCAGACTTTATGCCTTTCTACAAAGAGAAGAAAGAAGAAGAGTTTGATGACGGTTCTGCTGAATACTTGGCAAATAGATAACTGGAGTAAAAATGGCAGGCTCATTAGGACACTTAAATATTCAGCTTGAGTTAGATCAGGTTAAATTTCAAAGTGGTATCAACAACGCACAAGGCAGAGTGAAACGCTTTACTGATACCACTACCAAACAATTAAACAATATTGAGCGGTCAATGAATTCGCTCAATCGTGTATCTTCGAACCTTTTCAAAGCTGGTATAGCTGGATTTGGTGTAAGTCAATTGAAAGGTTTTGCCGATGGATATACAGAAATCCAAAATAAACTCCGATTAGTCGAAAGTGCATCAATTAGCAGTTCTAAAGGTTTAAACAATGTTTTTGATATTGCATTAAAAACAAACCAAAGCATTAATGCGACATCAGGAGTTTATCAGCGATTTGCTCAAAATGCCGAAACGTTAAAGATTAGTCAGGCACAGATTGCTAGTTTAACCGAAACTGTATCAAAAGCTGTTGCGGTATCTGGTGCAAGTGCTGGTGCAGCCGATGCGGCATTAACACAGTTTGGTCAAGCTCTCGGGAGTGGAATTCTTCGTGGTGATGAATTTAATTCTGTAATGGAGCAGACCCCTGCGTTAGCTAAAGCGATTGCGACAGGTTTAGGTGTTACCACTGGCGAACTTCGCAATATGGCGAAAGAGGGCAAGCTAACAATGGACGTTCTCGTCCCAGCGTTAGAACGAGCCAAAGAATCCGTTGACGACCAGTTCAACACTCGAATTCTTACTATTTCCGCAGCCTTTGAAAATCTAAACACTTCTGCGATTAAGTGGATTGGTGAATTAGATAAGTCCACTGGAGCGAGCGAGGCATTTGCCAAGGCGATTGATGAAATTGCCAAACACTTAACTGTAGTGGCAAGCCTTGCAGCAGGTGCAGGTGTAATCTGGAGTGTTGGGAAAATCCGCACTTGGATTGCAGCAAGTATTCAAGCTTCTGCCGCTATGTCTGCTCAAGCCGCAGCAACGAGAAATCTATCTGCAGCACAACAAGCTTTAACCGCAACGGGTAAAGGCTTAGGTGGTGCATTAGGTTTTGTTGGTGGCCCACTTGGGTTATTAACTCTAGGCTTATCCGCTGGTGTTGGTGTATTTCTTGATTATCAACAGAAAACAGAAGCCGCTAGACAAGAATTATTGTCCTTTGCTGATAGTTTAGATGTAACGACTGGAAAATTAGCCAATACTTCTGCCGCAGTCCTTGACGGAATGAAAGCTAAATTAGAGCAATCCATTACCGCACAAAAGGACGAAATTAAGCGATTAGCGGAAGAGTACGAAAAACTCAACAGAATAGTTGAGCAAGGTAAACAAATCGCACAACAAAGCGGAAAAGCGGAAGATACAGCGTATCTAGAAGCATTAGCGAAATCAACACAAGATTTAGCTATTAAAAAAGCCGAATTAGCAAAAGCAAACGAAAAACTAACCAAGTCTGAAGATGATTTAAAAACAATCATCGGACAGGTTCCCGTTGCTGAATTTCACGACAAATTAAGAAGCCTACTTCCAACGCTGGACACTTCTAAAGTTAGCATTGATTCAATCGGTTTTTCTCTCGATGACTTAAACAGAATTTTCCCAAGTGCTGAAAGTGGCGCTGCATCTGTTACAAGTGCGGTTGAGCGAATGGGCGCAATGGCTATCTTGGTAGCGAGTCAGTTTAACGCTCTAGGCTTTAGTGTTCAAAACGCTTTAAGTGATAAGGCGACCAAGCTAATAGAGCGAAACAATCGCCAAATTGCAATCAACAAAGAAACCGACCCAGCTAAGAAGCGCAAGTTACAAGGTGAGGATTTTGCGTCAAGTCAAGGCTTTGAAGCTGGCTCTGCTGACTATAAAGAGGTTGCTGCAAACTACGAAAAATTGCTCGAGTCACAAAACATTGGCAAAGGCAGTAAAGGCGGTTCATCAAGAAAATCAAAAGCTAGTAAATCTTCTGGTGGCGGTTCTAAAGTTGATTATGAGAAACAGTACACAGACCAACTTAGCGAGATGGAGCGCAGACTTTCAGAAATTAGAGCAAATGCTCAAGATATTTCTGTATTTGGTCAGATTAGCCAGTATCAAGAGCTAAATAAAATTACTCAAGACATCGCAGCGAATGGCGAGAAATACGCTCATTTCGGTGCAGATGGTTTATCTAAGCTTAAAGATATGGCTGCTCAAATTGATGCAGCACAACAAAGCGTTGCGATTGCTCAATTTACCTATGATAACGGTGAAAAACTGCGAGAAATGCAGTTTGAGATTGAGTTGCTTGGTAAAACAAGAAAAGAGCAAGAGCTAATCCGATACAATCATCAATTAGATATTGACGCCGCTCGGTTAAAAGTTGGGATGTCGCAAGAAAACATAGCTAAGCTTGATGAAGAAATCGCAAAACTAAAAGAGCGTATGGCGGTTATTAAAGAAACCGAAAATCAACGCAAATCTAATCCAATCGCAGGGATTAAAGATGGAATAAATCAAATCCAGGATAGCTTTGGCGATATGGCTGCGAATATGTCGCAGGTTACTCAAAATGCTTTCAACGGTATGGCTGATGCTTTAACTGATTTTGTAATGACTGGTAAAGCTGACTTCCGTTCGCTTGCTCAATCAATTTTGAGAGACCTCTCATCAATGATTATCAAGATGATGATTTTCAACACTCTTAAATCTGCAGCAGGATTTTTCGGCTTCTCTGATGGTGGTTACGTTGGATTTGCTAGCGGTGGTTATACTGGCGACGGTGGTAAATACACTCCAGCAGGTGTTGTACATCGTGGCGAATACGTTATCACCAAAGAGGCAACATCAAGATTAGGGGTTGGCTTTTTAAATCATCTTAATTATGGTCGTGGATATGCTAACGGTGGTTCGGTAGGCTCTATTCCGTCAACTGGTTATAAGCCTATGGCTGGTGGAAGTATTTCCGTCAAAGTAATCAATAATGGCGAGCCAGTTAATGCCAACGTTGAGCAACGACAACGAAATGGCGAAACCGAAATCACAGTAGAGCTAATCCGTCAGATAGCACGAAGTGAAACCAACGGTATTATCTCGAATAATATGCGTTCTGGTGGCGTGTTTGCTTAGAGGTGAATATGGAAACATTTAAATGGTGCGTTAGACCAGAATTTCAGATTGATAGCGAACCGAAAGTAAACACGATTGAATTTGGCGATGGGTACACTCAACGTCAATTACAAGGGATTAACAGTTTACTCCGTTCTTATTCCGTTGAGGTTAAGGTTAAAAACAAAGACCGCCTAGAAGTGGATGAATTCTTCAAAAGACACAAAGGAATTCATCCTTTTCTTTTTAAAGACCCGTTTACCGGCAAAAACATCAAAGTTATTTGTAGTAAATGGCCTGCGAAGATGAGCTTAAACTTCACTGAATTCAATTGTAGTTTTACCGAGGTGCCATAATGCCACAAGCAATTAGCAATCAATTCAAGTTAGACCTCGCCAAGCTAGAACAAAATGCACTCATTGAGCTGTTTGAGGTGGATTTAAGACAGCTACGAGATAGTGACGGAATTAGTGGCGAATTATACCGCTTTTATGCCGGCACCAACGAAAAATCACAGCCCATTGTATGGCAAGGAAAGACTTATCAGCCTTTTGGCGTTAAAGCAGATGGATTTGAGTTATCAGGCAATGGTCCAAGCAATCGACCGACATTAACGATAGGGAATGTAGATGGATTTGTTACCGCACTCTGTAACCGATTCGATCAGTGTCTAGGTGGCATCGTTAGACGAAGATTAGTATATATGCACTACCTTGACGCAGTAAATTTCGAGGGTGGTAACAAGCAGGCTGACCCGTCACAGGAAGCATTAAGTTATTTCTTAATTGAACAGCTATCTTCACTCAATCGAAGTATTGCTCAATTTACTCTAGCCCTACCGTCAGAAACTGACAGCGCATTAATCGGTGCAAGAATGATTACAACGACTTGTAGCTGGTTATACAGAAGCGTTGAGTGTGGTTATACGGGCAAGGCTGTGGCAGATGAAAAAGACCAACCAACCACTGACCCACAAAAGGATAAGTGCAGTGGATTGTTGACTGGTTGCAAGCTAAGAAATAACACGCGCAACTATGGCGGATTTGTCAGCGTTGATAAATTGGGGTAGACAATGAACGGTAAGTTACACAACGAGATAATCAAATACTCAAAATCAAAAGAACCACAGGAAAGCTGTGGTTTTGTTGTTTTAGTAGGCGATGAAAAAGTCTTTATACCTTGCGAAAACGTAGCAGAGGATAGAGAGAACCACTTTGAAATCTCACCGGAAGATTACATCAATGCATCAGAGAAAGGCGAGATTGTGGCATTGGTTCACTCACATCCACAAGGCGAGCCAAAGTTATCCATATCAGACTTACAAACACAACTTTATAGCCAATTAGATTTTTGGCTAGTTTGCGATGAGAAAATCCACATTTTCCCGAAAATCCCATTCCTAATCGGTCGTGAGTTTGAACACGGTGAAATGGATTGTTACACGCTATTCAGAGATTTTTACCGTTTATCTGGTCGTGAATTTCCTGACTTTGAACGGCAAGAATACTGGTGGGAAGATGGTTTCGATCTCTACTTAGACAATATGGAAAAGCACGGATTTGAGCAAGTTAGCGAGCCACAAATTGGTGATGTGATTTTAATCAGTGTTGGTTCGGATGTGCCAAATCACGCTGCGATTTATGTAGGAAATCAGATGGTTCTTCATCACGCACCAAAACGATTATCTAAGCGTGATTTGTACGATGGCTACTGGCTCAAACACACCCACAGCATTTGGAGACACAGAGAATGGTCAACGTTAGATTTTACGGCAGCCTTAAACAGTTTGGATCTGAATTTAATTTAGACTGCAAAACACCTGCCGAAGTAGTACACGCTCTAACAAGTCAAATCCCGAAGCTAAGACAATTTATTCAGCAGGGATTATTTACTGTAAGAGTGGGGCGAGAGTATCTAGATAGCCGCTATTTAGAGCAAGGCTTAAGTCAAAAGCTAAAAGACAACACAACTGTTCACTTCACGCCAACACTAAAAGGCTCAAAGGGTGGCGGTTTACGTAGAGTAATTGCCGGTGCGGCAATCGTTGCTGGTGCGTTAGCTTTAGGCCCGTTAGGGCTTGGTGTTCTTGGTTCAACTTCAGCAATGATGATTGGTGGATTGGGTGCGTCAATGTTGCTTGGTGGAGTAGCTCAAATGCTAACAAAAATGCCAACAATGAGAGGCGTAACTCAGACAGGGGCGATAAAGCCTGAAAGCACGAAAAGCAAGCAGGAAGAGAAAAAGCAATCAACAAGCTTTTCAAATCTCTCAAATATGGTGGCGCAAGGTAAATCTATGCCTCTCGCTTATGGATTGATTAGAACTGGCACGCTTGTTATCTCTCAAGGCGTTGAGACTATGGATGTAGATAGAAACCCAACCTCATCTACTGTAGATGATACGAACAAACCATCCACAGGCAACACAGGAAGTAATACCGGAATTGTCGATTCAAATAGACATCGAGATAAATATGGAAAAATCTATCCTTGGATAGCAGCGAGGGAGGCTTAAAATGGGCAAAGGAAGCAGAAGAGGTGGTGGCAGTCCTAGCCCAGCCCCTGTAGTTAATACTGAGGCTAACACTGGAAGCGGTGCTGGTAGTGCACATACACCAGTTGAAGCGAAGGAAACAAGCCGAAGCAAGCAGTTAATCAAAATCGTTGAAGTTATTTCCGAGGGCGAGGTGGCTGGTTTAGCGGACGGCATGAAGTCCGTCTATTTAGATAATACGCCAGTCCAAAATAAAAATGGCTCATTTAACTTCAAAAATGTGTCATTACAAGGTCGAATCGGTGGACAGGTCCAAGATGTGCTTAGTGGATTTAGTGCGTCCGAGAAAGAGGTTTCAGTATCGGCACAGGTGCGCAGAAACCTACCTATAACAAGAACAATTACAGACAGTAAAGTTTCTAGATTGAGATTTACTATTGGTGTTCAAGCTCTTTCAAAAATGGAGGATAACGGCGATATTAACGGCTCACAAGTTAATCTAGTTGTTACCATTGGAAGTAAGTCTTACCCAGTAACCATTGTTGGTAAATATAGCTCTCAATACCTCCAACAGCACACATTTGGAAATCTACCGCCTGTTCCGTTTACCATTAAGGTTGAGCGATTAACAGAGGATAGTAACTCGCAAAAACTCCAAAACAATACATTGTGGTCGAGCTATACAGAGGTTATTGATACAGTCTTTACCTATCCGAACACCGCTTTAGTTGGCGTTAAGTTTGACTCGGAGTATTTTAGCAACCTACCAACTCGAACCTACGACATTATGGGGATTAAGGTCAAAATCCCTAGCAACTACAATCCGAGAACAAGACAGTATTCAGGCGTTTGGGATGGCACATTCAAGATAGATTGGACGGATAATCCTGCTTGGGTTTTATATGATGTCGTTACAAACAAACGTTACGGATTAGGGAATAGATTAGGCGAGTTCGGAGCTGATAAATGGACGCTGTATCAAGTCGCTCAATATTGCGACCAATTAGTGCCAGATGGTTTCGGCGGGAAAGAACCTAGATTTACCTGTAATGCGTGGCTAACAGAACAGCGTTCTGCGTATGATGTGATTAATGACATCTGCTCAATTTTTAGAGCAATGCCAGTCTGGAACGGTCAGCAATTAACGGTAGTAATGGATCGCCCTTATGACCCTGTTTGGACATACACAAACGCAAACGTGGAGAATGGGGAGTTTAATTACACATTTTCAGCTAAGAAAGCTCGCCATAATGCTATTCAGGTTGAGTATGTTGATAAAAATAGCTCATACGAAAGGATGATTGAGTATGTTTCTGATGATGATTCAATCCGTAAGAATGGCTTAAACGTTAAGAAAATCACCGCCTTTGGTTGCACCTCTAGAGGTCAAGCGCACCGCACTGGCTTATGGTTACTCCAAACTGAAAAGCTAGAAACCAAGACAGTCACTTTTACTGTTGGCACAGAGGGATTAATGCATATCCCCGGCGACATTATTAGAGTATCTGACACATATTACGCTGGTACAAACATTGGTGGGCGAGTTTTAGCAGTCGATGGTAAGAAAGTCACTCTTGATAGAGAAATTTCTATCAATGGTAATAGTTACTTTAGCTACATCAACCAAAATGCTAAACATCAAGACATTAAGATTATCTCGGCGAAAGGTGCGGAAGTCACTTTAGACCAAGCTCCAACAGGATTAGAGGCTTATGGTGTATGGTCGCTATCCACTCAACAGGTAACAAGTCAGCTATTCAAGGCTTTAACCGTTAAAGAAGAAGCGAAAGGTAAATATACCATTACAGCCTTGCAGCACGAGCCGCAGAAAGAAGCTATTGTTGATAATGGTGCGAAGTTTGAACCTAGAGCGACTTCAATTCTAAGTGTGCCGCAGATTAGTAATATTAATGTCAATGTTAATCAGGACGGCAGCGTTAGCTTTTCAACCGACATTACAGGTGGCCAAGGACTTGTTAAGTACGATATTAAAATCTACAAAGACGGTGCTTTATATGATGTTCGTCTAGGTCAATCATCGCCTAATGTTAGCTTTGATGATTTTGAGAATGGCGAATACACCATTGTCATTCAAGTTAAGGGCGAGAGCGGTGAGCTATTAAGCGAAAGAACGCAAACCTTTGTTATTGATAAGCCTCCAGCGCCGACAGGCGTAAAAGTTACTGGTGGACTAGGTAATATCACAATCGAGTGGGATTGGATTAATGATGCAACTGCTACAGAGATTTATGTTAGCGAAACTGACGATATAAAAACCGCAAGACTGCTGACCAAAGTAAATTCTAGGGTTTACACGCACGAAGTCGGAGCTAATCAGGTTAGATACTATTGGTTAAGACATACTCGAGGTGTGAACGTTGGTCCATTTAATCAGTTGACTGGTACTCGTGGCGAAAGCTCGGTTGATATTGATGCAGAGTTAGAGGTTTTAAACAAAAAACTCTCTCAAAACATCGTAACAGAGATAATCGACACCGCTTTGCCCGCTCGAAACCTAGACTTAATTAAAACGGTCAGCGGTTTAAATGTCGATGAATATCAAGGTCACAAGCAAGTTTACAACACTGCGGACGGTAAATTATACACTTGGAACGGTACTAAATACCTTGAGAATGGCATTGATGTAAGCGGCGCTCGCATTAAGACGACACAATTAGTTGGAACTTTACAAGCTGACCAAATTGGTGCGAATACAATCGGAGCAGGTGCGCTACAAGCTGGAGCGGTGCGAGCAGAACACATGGCAGCAGGACAGATTACTGCTGACAAGTTAGCGATTGGGCTTGGCGGAAACTTGCTCTACAACCCTATATTCGCAAACCCGACAAATGGTGTGCCTGATGGTTGGATTAAATCAGAACGAGGATTGCCAGATGATAAGCGTGGGGAAAGATTATGTCATCAAGACCAAACTTACGGGTTCGCCAAGGATGGATATCTAAGAAATGAGAATATCCTAAGATGGAGCAATAAGCCGACTGGCAATCCAAATACGCAATGCGGTATCTGGCAAAACGTTCCAATTAATGCAAATCATTGGTATATGCTTTCGGCTTATATGGGTAATCATTCCTGCTCAAAAGTTGAGATGTATATTGACGCAAGGGGAGCTAATGGAGAATGGCTATTAAACAAGATAGAGCAAGTTGGCAAGCAGTATCCGTTTAGAGGGATAGACGGTGCGAAAAGAGCATTTATAAAATTCAAGGCTCCTCCAAATGCCGTGAGTGTAGATGTATTCTTCTTTTTTTATGATGGAGATGGCTCGAATCCAAATGGTGCTTGGATGTTTGTTGGTCGTCCAATGTTAGAGGAGTGTACGGAATACACAACCCAACCTAGCCCGTGGCAAAATGCAGGTGTCACCTCTATTCACGGTGGTTCGATTGTCACTAACTCAATCACCGCTCAACAAATGGCGGCTGATAGCATTACCTCAAACAAGATTGCAACTGGTGCAGTAGCAGCGAAACATATCGCTGTTGGTAGTATTGGAGCAGACCATATTGCCACACGCTCATTAACCTCTGATAAGTTAAACGTGAACAGCCTATCTGCTATTAGTTCGGACATTGGACGAATTACAGCAGGAACAATCACGGGTACGAGTATCAATGGTAATAATATCTCAGGTGGTACAATTTCAGGGGCATCCATTAACGGGGGGAGTCTTAATATTAATAATAGATTTAAGGTAAGCGGAGATGGTCAAGCCGAGATGAGAGCATCATCAGGCAATGTTGGTATGGTCATCAATAATGACAATATTATCGTCTATGATTACAACGGCAATCCAAGAGTTAAGATAGGTAGATTATGATTTATTTACTTCCAACAATCGTAGCTATATCCATTGTGATATGGCTTTTATTAGTACGTAAGAAAAAAGGCGGTAATGTGAGTGAGCATGGAATTAAAACTTATGATAGCTATAGAAATGTAACTTTCTCTACTGGGAATAAGTTATTTAGGTATATAGGTTATAAAGATTTAACTCTAGGGGGCTTTAATATATCCGTAAATGTTAGTAATGGGCAGCCTGTTTTTATACCTATTGTCCTATCAACCAACAATCAAGAGCTGTCTCATCAAGTGGCTATAGCTGTTGATATGCCGTATATTTCAGAGGCGAGAGTTAGCGGAAATACTTTTTCTGGCGTTGTTAAGTCGCCAGCGGATTTTCGCTATGATGGATCGCTTAGAAATAAACCTCTAATTAGAGTTTTTTATGGAGTTTACTAATGTACGGATTTTCAGGCATTACAGATGTAAATGACGGCTTTTTAAGCATGTCTCTACAAAGACGAGGGCAATCTCAATTCTCCAACAACTTCGCCAATATTGCTGTATCTGACACCGACATTATTGTCATATCTAGTTGTAATGGTGATGTAGCGCAGTTTAAGAAAAATGGTGGAGATATAGTTTTATACAGCCAAAATGCAACATACGTTGAGTATTTAATATTTAATACAAACACTGCTAAAAGCAGCGGATATGGAATAGAAACGTATGATAGTAATGGTCGAGTTATTTTCTCATCAAACCATAAATTCCTTAGACCGATCAAAATCGTAGATACAAACTTAAACAGAGGCAGTTTTACAGAGGCTGTTGATGCTGGCAAAAAATACGGTGTCATACTATCAAACTACGGATTTCGTATAAGTATCACGCCAGATTACTGCCGCAAAATAATGAGGAGTGTTAGAGTTGACAACCGAATTAATTTTAACTCTGTCAACCATGATGCTCAAGGCGCGGGAAGAGTAGGCATGACATATAACGATGATTCGTTCTATGCTAACGCAATTATTGTAGATATTACTGGGTATTAAAACAGGAGTGAAAATGACAACATTTAACAAAATCTTAAATCCAATGTATTCGGCTATTGCTGCATACTCCAAGCAGGAAGATGGCTCAATCAATGCCAAGTATGTGCTAGGCACGGGTGAAGATAGTGACGGTTCGGTGACTAACTTCACACCTATCATCTCTGATTATAAATGGATTGATGCAGTAGCAGCTAAAGAGCTAATGAAAAAACCATTAACCAAAGACGACATTGGCAAAACAACAGAGCAAATTGAATTAGAACGGATTTATGTTTATCTAAAAGAAAACGGTCAAATCGTAATCTAATCAACCTTAACTAAAATCAACCGCACTTTGAGCAATCATCGTGCGGTTTTTTATTGGAGCAAAGATGGAAAACATTGAGCTAGAAACAGTGCGTGGTGATGATGACGGGTGGACTTTTGAAATCCTAGAGGATGACGAACAGAAAAGTGATTTAACTGGTAGTAAGTTCGATATGTGGATTGAGCCAAAGAAAGGCGAAATTATCAAGTTATCAACCGAAACAGGTGAGATTACTGTAAGCGAAAATCTAGTGACTGTCACATTATCGCACGATAAAACGCTAGGGGTGAAGTGGGAAACTGCAAGCTGGGATTTGCAGTGTACAAGTCCGCAAGGATTGATTAGAACGCTCGCAGGCGGTGAATTCACGCTTATCCACGATATAACGGAGGCGAGATGATTATTAGATTAGTTAAACGCTCAAGACCTAATATCAAGGTTAAGGTGCGTTTAATAAAAGAGATTGGCGAGAGAAAGGAAAAAATCCCAACCCTCGAAGAATTAATTACTTTTTACAAAATAGGAGCTTTATAAGATGGCGGCACAAGAATTTCACCAAATACTCACAGAATTTGCCGAGTTTGTCGGCATGAAAGATAAGGAAATCACTAAACTTATCGGCAACCTAACGACTTTAAGCACAACAGAGAAAACAAATCTAGTTGGTTCAATTAATGAATTATATCAATCCGTAAGAAGCCTATCTGGTAATGCGGCAGGTATTAATGACAGTGCTACTAACGAAACCTCAACCTTATCCGCCAAGAAAATCCTTGAGCTTGTAAATCAAGCGAAAACCGATGCGAAAAGCGAAATCTTGGGCGGCAATGTTGCGGCCGAGTTAGACACCATCAAAGAGCTTGCTGATGCGTTAAATGGCATGAAAACTGGCGAAGATGGCTTGAACAAACTCATTCAAAAAATCTCACAGGTCAATGAAGCATTCACCACGCTTAATCAAAAATTCACCGCTCTAGATGGTGTGAATTTAAAAGAAGCTTACACTAGAGGTTACAACAAATAATGACATTTCAAGCGAATATATCAGAATTCGCTGAATTCATGGGAACTGAAATTAAGCGAATTGAAAAGAAAATTCCAGAGGGTAGTGGCGGTGGTCAATCTAGTGATTCAACAATAATCACTGGCGCTGGGCGACCAGATAAACTTGAAACAACACAAGGCAAAATTACAGGTAGAGAGCCAAACGGAACTTTCTACAATTCAACAAACGGTGCAGGCGTTGGAGCATACCTATGGCAAAAGCAAAATGGACAGTGGACTGTTATATCGGGTGATACAGGTATTAGAAGACTATCTAACATTTCTGTAAATATTAAAGAAGGGGCTATTCATTTAAGACGAGTGAATAACAGAGTTGAGTGTTCTTTCTATGCGGGGCGTTGGGACACTATTTCTTTTTACGGGAGCAGTAATCCTAAATTCACGAGGAAAAATCACGCCAAGCGAATGGATATTTTACCCCCTCCAAGAATACCAGTCGGCTTCCGTACACGCACACCTATTATGCTTCCATTTTATAGCGATGACGGGGATGAAATTGCTACTGTGTATGTTGCTAGTATAGGAGATAGAGCTTATATTGAATTAAGGTTCAGGGATAAAGTGCCAACAGCCGATCTTGATTATATGCGTATGCCTGTTATTAGCTGGATAACAGACGATCCATTCCCTGATACTCTACCTTAATTTAGAAGTTCAGCAACTTCTTCCATATTGGGGCGTAATAAACGTTTTGTAATATCTGAATGTCTTTACGCCCTATTTTATGGCATTATTACAGCCCTGTAACTTTCGGAGTTTCGGAAAAATATGTAAAGTTTCGGAAATAAACAATATTACAGATATATAATAAACTGATTTTATTGATTAAAAATTGGTGTTTTGAAATTTGTACGTTTTGACTTCAAACGTGCTTAATTTTTAGCTTGTGATAAGAACACCAATAATGATGAGTTATTGGTGTTTTTTCTTTTCGGGCAAAGTGCGGTCAAATTTGAAATCGTTTTAGGAGTATTTTCCAATGAAGATAGCCTTAGGCATTGAATATAACGGAAAACAATATTGTGGCTGGCAGCGACAAGAGAAAGTGCGCAGTGTACAAGAAGAATTAGAAAAAGCGTTATCTTTCGTGGCAAATGAAAAAATTGAAGTGTTTTGTGCGGGCAGAACAGATTCTGGTGTTCATGGCACAGGACAAGTGGTGCATTTTGAAACTACAACGGTTCGTCCTGAAAAAGCTTGGGCATTTGGTACGAATGCGAATTTGCCTGATGATATTTCAGTGAGTTGGGCAAAAGTGGTGGATGATGAATTTCACGCCCGTTTTTCGGCAACCGCGCGTCGTTATCGTTATATCTTGTATTGCAATAAATTACGTTCAGCCATTTTGTCGGAAGGGATTACTCATTGCCATTTAGATTTAGACGAAAATAAAATGCACCAAGCGGGGCAGTTCTTATTGGGGGAAAATGATTTTTCCTCTTTCCGCGCGGCACAATGTCAATCGAATACCCCTTGGCGAAATGTGCATCATTTAAATGTGGTGCGAAAAGGGCAGTACGTTATTGTAGATATTCAAGCCAATGCCTTTGTGCATCATATGGTACGCAACATTGTGGGAAGCCTGATTGAAGTCGGCGCAGGTAATCAACCCGTTGAGTGGATGAAATGGTTGTTAGAGCAAAAAGATCGTAAATTGGCCGCGCCAACAGCGAAACCAGAAGGGCTGTATTTAGTTAATGTGATTTACCCTGAAAAATTTGCGATTCCACAGAAAAATTTAGGGCCATTGTTTTTAGAAGATAATCTCATCTGACTAGCAAATTTCGCTAAATTATGATTAAATACGCAAACTTTTCTAGTTAA